TCTTCGTCTTTTTGCCGTCGCAAAACATTTTAAACACTAAACTAACTTGCGTCACAAAGATATAAATAATTTTGTTAAAAAATATTTTAAATTTGATAACAAATAAATTATTATCTTTGCAGAAAGAAAAAATAAAATGATAAAATTAATAGTCGCAGGTCGCATTGGTCAGGATGCTGAAATTAAGTCCGTGGGAGATACAACCGTTTGTTCTTTCTCCGTGGCACACACGGAAAAGACGTTTGGTAATAATCCCACGGAAAAGACGATTTGGGTGACTTGCTCAATGTGGGGTGAGCGTGGTTCAAAGCTTGCACCGCACTTGGTAAAGGGAACGTACGTCGTGGTTGAAGGAACAGGCGGCGTAAATGCGTATATGAAAAACGGAGAACCCACGGGAATCATTCGTTGTATGGTAAATAATATCGAGTTTGGAGGCAAGGCAACGGCATGGGAGAGTAACTCTGGCGGGTATGTTAATCCATTGACAAGTCCAGTTGTACAGGAATTAAAAAAAGAATTAAACGCTGACGAACCATTTCCATTTTAATATGACACCTGAGTATCAAAGGCAATATCGGGAGAACATGACCGAGTACCAAAAGCAAAAGTTAAGGGAATATTTCAGACTTTATCACCAGAACCAAACGCCCGAAAAGAAGGCTGAAAAAAGGTTAAGAAATCAAGCGTGGTATCAAGCGAACAAAGAGAGGGTAAATAAATACCAAATGGAACGTTATTACAGATTAAAAGAACAAAAAAATGAATGTGAATAAACAAACGCCCGCCGTGTTTTCGGTGAGTTATCGGGACGAAAAAATAAGAAAGAAGTTGCTTGATTTACAATTTCAACTCTGGAAGGAAACGAATGTCAAACACTCGATGGAGGAGGTGTTAAATATTTTATTGGACACATACCAAAAGCATCACAAATGAGGTTAGGCATTGTAACCAATTTAACCAGCCCAACGACCGACTACTACCGTTCGGTTAATCCATTTATGCGGCTTCGCTCCCAGATGGTAAATTTAACCATTACCTATTTGAACCCTGAGACCGTCAAATGGTACGATTTTTACGACGTTGACGTTATCCTCTTCCAACGTCCCAACGGTGACGGAATGTTATCAATGATCGCGGAGGCAAAGAAGATGGGGAAGAAAATCATCCTTGACCACGACGATTTATTGCATGAGGTCAACGCCGCAAATCCAGCGTCGGCACACTTCGGAAAAACACAGGTAAAAGAATCGGTTGAAAAGGCTTTTAAGTACGCAGATTATATCATTGTTTCAACGCCCTTTCTCAAAGAGTTTTACAAACAATTCTTTGACGAAAGTAAAATAATGGTGATACCCAACGCTATTGACTTTCAAGTGACGCCCCTTTGCCCCGTGTCACCTGATAAGCTGGAGGCAAAGGTAAAGCGCGTTTTGTGGCGTGGTTCAATGACGCACATTGAGGACTTGAAAACCGTGGATACGTTTTGGCATTATGTCAGCAGCCGCAAGGACACCGAGGTGGCATTCATTGGAATACCTGAGTGGCTTGGAAAAACATTGTATCCAAATGTAAAGGTCATACCGTGGAACAATTCATTGTTTCAATATTTCGAGCTGATCAAAAACAGTTCGGCACATTACGCCGTGTTTCCTTTGACGAATGACAATTTCAACCAAAGCAAGTCGAATAACTTTGCTATGGAGATGCTTGTCACAGGTTGTGTACCGTATGCACCGAAGGAAATCACGGAGTTCAATGTTCCAGGCGTTCGGTTGTACGAGGGTTCAGACGATTTGTATTATCAATTTGAAAAGGCTTTGGAAAAGGATGGGAATTATTTTAACCATTTGCAGGCAGGCAGGAAGTGGCTTTTGACTGAGCGAAATTTGCTCACCGTCAACAACAAACGTAAACAAGTGTTAAAAGGAATATAATGGCAACAGCAGGAGAAAATAATAATTTATCGTTTGACCCAAACGAAAAAGAAAACACGGCAAAAGATTTGTATAAATCAAACACCGAGTTTAACGCTAATCAACCACAATCTTCAGGCGCTTTTTATGACGCCGAAGCCGAAAGACAATGGAAAGAAAGGGCGGCTGCAATCAATGCACAAAGGCGGTTGGAAAAGAAAATTGAAACAAAGGTTTACAAGCGATTAATTAAAGAGTTGCTGAAGAAAATATGAAGCTAAAGGATATAAAACCAAACCCGAACAACCCACGCGTCTTGAGGGACGACAAGTTTCAAAAGCTAAAGCAAAGTATCACCGAGTTTCCAAAGATGCTTAGCCTTCGCCCAATGGTCATTGATGAAAACAACGTAGTACTTGGGGGAAACATGAGGCTTCGCGCTTTGCAAGAACTTGGATTCACGGACATTGAAGACGCATGGGTAAAACGAAGCAGCGATTTAACCGAGGACGAAAAGAAGCGGTTTATCATTGCGGACAATGTGGCTTTCGGAGAATGGGACTGGGACACACTTGCGAACGATTGGGAGGTGGTGGACTTGGAAGCGTGGGGGCTGGAGATACCGTTTTACGACGAAGAAGTGAAGGAGGAACAAAGCAAAGAGGACGAGGAATTTAAAACACTTGAATTAAAATTCAATGCTTGGGATTATAAAAACGTGGTTGCAAGGTTGAAACATATAGATAGCAAGTCGCTTGAATCAGCATTGATAAAGGCACTTGAATAACGCGATAAAACCGTGAAAATGGCAAATAACCCTAAGCATAAAGAAAACTTGAAACCTTTTCCAAAAGGAAACAACGCAAACCCCAACGGACGCCCTAAGAAACTTCCAGCCCTTGACCTTATCATGGCAAATGTAATGGGTCAGGAAAAGGACGGTATTACGGCAGCCGAAGCCATTATCATGAAGCTAAGGGAACAGGCGGCAAAGGGTGACATCAAGGCGGCTCAGTTGCTCCTTGACAGGGCATACGGGAAGGCAAAGCAAAACATTGATATCACGACGCAAGGGGAAAAAGTCACCGTGCCAACGATTATATTTACAAAGGAAAATAATAACAATGAAAAAAATAATGATTAGTCAGCCAATGAATGGCTTAACAGAGGAACAAATTACTAACGCTCAAAACAAGTTTCTTGAATATGCCAAAAAAGAAAACTTAGAGCCTTTAAATACTTACTTTAAAGATGAATGGTATTCTCAAGATTCCATGAACTTAAGAGGAATTGTTCAAATACCTGTATGTTTTTTAGCAAAGTCACTTGAATATATGAGCGAATGCAGTACTGTTTATTTTGCAAAAGGCTGGGAGAATGCGCGGGGTTGTAAAATTGAACATGAAGTTGCTTTGCAATATGGCTTAGAAATTATTTACGAGGCAAATGAGTTGAACGAATTAGCTTAATGGAGATAAAGGTTAGTGACAAATACCAAGCCCTGTGGCAACCGCGCACGCGTTACTTCCTCATCACTGGGGGACGTGGTTCGGCAAAGTCTTTCACTGTGGGGCTTTGGGCTTGCAATATGTTACTTGCTTACAAGAATTGGAAGGTACTTTTCACGCGTTACACGTTATCAAGTGCCAACATTTCCGTTATCCCTGAGTTCAGGGAAAAGATTGACTTACTTGGCGTTGGTGATGAGTTCAATATGACCAACGCGCAGATTGGACACAAGGTGACAAAGAGTGAAATAATATTCTCAGGAATTAAAACAAGTTCAGGAAATCAAACGGCAAAATTAAAATCGATACCTGGGCTAAATGTTTTCATCGTGGACGAGGCTGAAGAATTTGTAAGCGAAAAGGACTTTGATACAATCGACGAATCAATACGTATGCCTGACACGCCAAACCTTGTTATCCTTGTCATGAACCCGCAAGACGTGGAGCATTGGATTTGGAAGCGGTGGTTTGAAAAATCGCACCGCATGGAGACGATTGACGGGCATTCGATACCGATAAGCACGCATGAGGACATAACGCATATTCATACAACGTATTTGGATAATTACCATAACATAAGTAAGGATTATATTGCAAAGATTGAGGCGATAAAAAGCAAGTCACCTGAGGCATACGCTCACAGGTTTCTTGGTAAATGGCTGGATAAGAAACAGGGCGTTGTATTTCCAAACTGGGTGGAAGGCGAATTTGATGAATCTTTGCCTTTTGCTTACGGGCTTGACTTCGGGTTTTACCCCGATCCTTTGGCATTGGTCAAAGTCGCGGTTGATACCACGGCAAACAAGATATACGTAAAGGAAATCATTTACGAACAAAGTCTTTCTTATGACATGGTTTTGACAAAGATTAGGAATAGCATTGAACTTGATGCCATGGTTGTTGCTGATACAAGCGAACCACGTTTGATTGACGCGCTTACCTCGAATGGTATCAATGTACATAAGACGGAAAAGTATGCTGGCAGCGTGGTGGATGGAATAAAGAAAATGGCTGATTTTACGATCGTGGTCACAGAGGAATCGTATAATTTAAAATTTGAATTAAGAAATTATATTTGGAACGATAAGAAATCTTCAACGCCAATGGATATGCATCAGCATGGGATTGACGGCGCACGCTATGCCTCAATGAGGCTTTTGGAAGGTTCAGACGTATTGGCATTTAATTAAAAAGATATGGAAAAACAAACGACGGTTGAATTTTTAGTAAAGTTTCCTGAAATTTTAGGTAAATCAAATACCACGAGTTCAAAAGACGTAATAATAAATCCTATTAAGCAAAGCAAGCAAATGACACCAAAGGAAAAAGCAGACGAATTATTCACACATTATTATAACATGATTCAAAGCATCGGGGGCGAACTTGGTCAGGAGATCCTCGTTTCCATCCTCGCAAAGCAAAGCGCGTTGTTTGCGGCACGGGAGGTATTGAAAGAAAAGTGGAACATTGAGGTACAAGGCAGCGAAGATGAATATTATTATTGGGAAGAAGTTGAACACGAAATTGAAAGCATATGACACCAAAGGAAAAGGCGCAGGAGTTAGTTGATAAGTTTAGGAATGAAATAACCTCATTTTTAGGCGATAACATGAAAAAAATTAATGCTAAAAAATGCGCATTGATTGCCGTGGATGAGATTTTAAATATAAATTCAGTTGACAAAGACTTTAGTTTATCTTTTTATTGGCAAGACGTAAAAGACGAAATACAAAACCTATGACACCAAAAGACAAAGCAAGGGAGTTGCATTTACAAATATATGACCAATTGCCATACAGGCATAATGTCACGGGTGAATACGACGGATTTAAAAAGGCAAAGGAAATAGCCTTGTTTTTAACCGAACAAATCATAAGTAACAACCAAACGATTTGCGGACAACTTGGCTCAGACGTGGATGAAAACACGGCGTACTGGTGCGAAGTTGAGCTGCATTTAAAAAATATCATAACGAAATGACAAACAACGAAAAGGCGGTTTATATCATTCACCTGATTGAGGAAATAACCAAAGAGATACAAGAACACCCCATGCGAAGGAAACAATTACTACTCCTTCGCTCCCACTTGGAAAAGGCGGTGCGGTTGACTGGCACAGGAATGTACAGAGAATTAAAACGCCCTGAGTCATTGCCCCTTGTTAGCCATGCAAAAGCATTGCCGCAAGAGATAACGGAAAAACCAAAAAGCGTGGAACCGAGCGCAATAATTGCAGATAACATTCCCGAACCAACAAGAAAAAGCAAACGCAAATAATGGTACAATTTCATTTATCTCATTCAGATACAAAGTATTTTTACCCTGAGACCGCAGCGGATATAACTTTGGAGCAATACGTTTACTTCCATAAGTTTATTTTACCTCAATACCCCGAGGTTGAACTTGATGCTTTGATAGCGCAAAAGCAAATGAAGGCGGCGTATTATAAAATCAAACCGTATGCAAAGAAACTTGGCGTTGACTTGCTTAAATTGTGGGCGGACGTGGTCAAGGAATGTGAAATAATCCTTTTGACAAAAGATGTCAAAGACAATGTACGTCGTTTCCTTCCAGCATTGATTGATCAGTTTAATCAAAGTCAAAGTAAGCTTGTAGAATGCTTTGAAATCATGGACGAAGTCTGGGAGGCTCAGGTAAAATACCCGTACATGGCAAAGGTGGTAAACTATTTCACGGGCATTCCCTTAGACGCGTGTTATGGCAAAGTTGCCGAAAGTCTGGAGTTGAAATATTTAACCTTCATGTTCTCAAAGATACTCAATGCAATAAGTGTACCCGAGGAATTGAAATACAAACAGATATACGACTTTAATGGCACTTTGTATTATTTACCTGATAAGCTAATGGCAAAATCCACGTTACTTGAATTCGCTGAGGCAGCGCAATTTGACAAAGGACGCAAAGCAATTGAAAACAATGACGCTCAGGGCTTGCTTCATGTTATTGCCGTGTTGCTCAGGAAAAAGGATGAGGCATATAGCGACGAGGTTTTTCAAAGAAATTGCATTGACTTTTTAAAATTGCCATTACAAGTTGCTTTTGAAGTTGGTTTTTTTTTGACGAAGTTAAGCGAGAGTTATCAAGTAGATTTGCAGACCTCTATGCTCAAAAAGGCGATGGAAAGTATGCCGCCGCTTCAAAGCAATTGAATGACAAGTATGGTTGGTACTTGACAATTAAGAAAATAGCTGAGTGCGGATTGTTCAACTTGGCAGGGTTCACGCCCTTACAATCAAGCGAAAAGGCAAATTTGTACGAGGTCTTTCAATACCTTGCGAGCAAAGCGGCTGAGGATAACCTTTACAATGAGATACAAAAGCAAAAGAAATGACACTATTAGAAATAGCAGACTTATTTAAAAGTACCACGGACGCAACGCAAGGGTTAAACGGCTTTTCATTCGGTTGGGCTTCGGACAGGACGCGGTCACAGGATTACGATTCCGTGGGCATAAACAGTATAAACTTATTCCCCAGAGTTTTCTTTGCCGTGCCAACGCTTGTCAACAACCCGATAACACGACGCGACGTGTATCAAATTACTTTGTTCTTTGATGACTTGCTTGGTTACAATGAAGACGGAACGGTTAACGAGGATACGCAAATAGAAAAGTGGTCAGCCTTGACGGTGTTGGCTGAGAAATTCATGTTACAAATAAATACAAATAAGCAGACGGGCAATATTTCCGAAGGCGTTCAAATGACATTGGATAGCTTTTCATCGATACAAAGGTTAATAAGTGTACAAGCGACATTCAACTTAAACGTTATTTCATCATGTTAATTGAGTTACAAATCTTAGCGGATGACATTGCGCAAATGGCAATTGAAGCCGTGGCGAATGAGTGGAAAGCACAGGGACACAACCTGACAGGCGCAGCCATAAAAAACATGGAAACGGTTATACGCATGGAAACCGATAAGATTATCATTGAAGGCTTTATTCCTGATTACATGGCAATAAATAACTCAGGAGTCACGGCGGCGCGGATACCATACACGCCCAATAGCGGAAACAAAACAAGCAAGTATATTTCAGGCTTAATTGAGTACGTTAAAAAACGCATGGGAAAAAGTGACAAAGAGGCAAAGGGAATCGCCTTTGCCATTGCCTCAAAGCACAAGAAAGAAGGGATGCCAACAATAGGAAGTAAGCGGTTTAGCCAAACGGGAAAGCGAACGGGCTTCATTGAAGAAGCATTGGATAAGAAGCAGGCTGAAATGTCAGACTTAATAAACAGCGCGATTTATCAAAGCATGACAATTACCGTCGAATCATTTTACAAATCAATTTTAAACAGATGAGTTACACGATAAACCCCGATACCATATCAAGCAGCCTTTACCCCGTGGCGTTTCGTTCCATTGAACCGTCTGGGGTTATTCAACAGCAAGTCAACGTTTATCTTGATGGAACATTGGAAGGCTCGTTCTTGGCGGCTCAAACGGGAACAAGTGGAACGTCGGCGGTGTTTGATACAAATGTTCAATCGTTTTTGATTACTCAACTTGCACCAAAGACAAACGCGAAAACAAGTTTCTTTGGAAACCTTTACGGTTTCAGTCTTACAAATAATACGGACGTTATTTCATCATTGTATTGCACCGCGTTTAATCAAACCGTTAATTCATCGGGCTTCGTCGTTACCTCAACGGCAGCGCAAAGCAGCACCACGGCATACGTTTTGCCTTCATTGTTTGTGGATGGGGAATATGACATGGGGGACTTTTATCAACCCTCAGCAAATCCTTTTTTATTCCTGACACAAAGGAATGATTTTATTAAATGCAATTCCTCGGGTAACATATTTTTAAGTTACCTCGGGCGTGGAACAAATGCGGCTCAATTTGAATTTTATTTAAAGTCTGGAAGTTCAGCCGTTACCATTGTAGACAATTTAAATTCCACGGCAAACAATGATTTATATTCATTGTCCGCTGGCGTATCAAATATATTTGGAAGCAGTGCCATTTTTCATGCTGGCAATTTTCCAACCAATCCAGATTTGTACGATTATTACGATGTCTCCGTTGGCTCATACGACGGTGCATTCACGCGCCTAAGCGAAAGGCAACGTATTTACATTTATCCAAATTGCAACGATAGCATTGAGCTTCATTGGTTCGGCAAGCATGGAGGCGCGGAAAGTTATCAATTCATGGGACTAATGATTGATAAGCAAACCAGCAACGCGGATACGATTAACCTTGCGCAAAGGTGGAACATTGCAGCAAGTCCAAAAGCAAATACCTTTGATAAAAATGTGATTAAGGTTAATCAAAGGTCAAACAAAAGTAAGACGGTCACGGTGGCGGTAAGTCATGAGGATGCGTTGTACATTGCCACAATGTTTAATTCTCCTGAGGTGTACATTATTGAAAATGGAAAATATGTTAATGTAACCATTGCTAACGGGGAGATAAACACGGATAACAACAGGGCAACCGACATTGGTGTTACGTTTGAAATCATTTATCAAAATACGCCAGTCGCTCAGCTATGATAAAATTATTTATAAATAATCAAGAGGTCGATTTAAACCAAAAGGATGTCAATGTCACCATTGATTACTCCATTGAAAATATTGAGCTTGGTAATATTTCAGGGGCGCACTCAAAAAGGAATGTAACATTACCCGGAACAAAGACGAACATTGATATTTTTGAAAACATTGAAACACCAAATGTCATTGTCACCAATGCTTACAAGTTGTTACCCGCACGGCTGGAGGCAAATGGCGTTCCAATTCTTACGGGAAAAGCGCGACTTGATTCAGGCGAATTAACCGCGATGAACCACGGATTCAAAGCGAATAATTACAAGGTTGCATTGATTGGAAACAATGCGGATTGGTTCGCAGACGTTGGTAACATCTTAGTAAGGTCACTTGGTTGGCAGGACATAACCGTATCCACGGCAACGGTAAAAACGAATTACAATCCATTGACTTCAGAACATTGTTTCATCTTGATGAAATGGAAAGCGTGGGAAAATGAAACGTACATTGTAGACAATGAGTTGACGCCAGCCATTTTCATTTGGCAAATATTGGAAAAGGCGTTTCAAAACAAAGGATACCAATTAAACAGCATTTTTAAAACAGATCCTTTCAGCCGTTTGATTATACCAATGGGGCTTAATCTTGATGCTGATTACATTGCGGATTTTGTAAACTTACGGGCTTCCAATCCATCGCCTTCGTCCTTCGTTTATTCCTCAGGTGATTACGGGACGGTTGACATTGCCTTTACAAATGAAACCACGTCACCCAACTTTGACACGGGAGGCAATTACTCTGGCGGCGTTTATACCGTGCCAATAAATGCGTTGTATGAATTAATCGCTGAGCTAAACGTTACCTTAACGGCTTCTATTGGTGACTTAAACCAATTTGCAGAACTTATTCTTTTCTTTGAAGTCAATGGCAACGTTGTTTCCGTGTACGATTTAACCAATGAAACCACGTTAAATGATTCCATTGCGCTTGAATTTCTGGGGGACTTGGTGGCAGGTGACTTGGTTAAAATGAGGCTGAGGTACGAGAACGTAACATTTAACCTTGTTATCGGTGGCTCATTTTCCGTGGTGGCACAAAAGGAGGGATTAGAGCAAGGCGAAACGGTAAATTTGGAATACATCATACCTAATAGTTGGTACGTCAAAGATATTATTGCGGACTTAACAACCATTTTTAACCTTGCATGGGAAACCGACGTACTAAGCAAACAGGTGTACGCGTATCCAAAAGACAATTATACGGTAAGGTATCGAGCCAATGCAAGCGGCGCGATTACCCTTACAACCTTTGACGGCTTTTTTCAAGACACGTATAAGTATGATTTGAATACCCGTTACATTGATGGAAGCGAATTAACCATTCTTGACAATTACAAATCAAGTCAAGTGCTGGCGTATGCCACGGATGATGATACGACAAACAAAGAAGAAGCAAGGCGCGGCGTTAACATTTACTCAGGGGGTTACAACTTTCCAGAGGATCGTTTTCCAAATGGCATTGAATTTCTTTATACAAAGTTCTTTGCAAAAGCCATTCATATAAACGACGTTGCCATTACCACGGGTGGAACATACGGGGCGCAGATGCCACTTGTTTTTGGCGACGATTATAATACCGTTCCCGATGCAGAACCCAATTACAACTTGGCACCTCGTTTGCTTTATTACGCAGGCAGGCGCAGCGGCTTAGACGGATACGTTCGTTTGTATGATGAAGCAAGTTCTGCGGCTTCGGCTTTTGATTTTCCTGCAGCGTTCATGGTAAATTACAACGACCCGAGCGGTGGCGATTTTAACCTTTCCTTTTCAGATGAAGTCACAAATTATACAAACGTGATGCAAGGCGTTTTTAAAACGTTCCACCTTCAAACCTACAAGCGAATAGAACTTGGGAAGCAATATACCACGTTTGTCAAATGGGAAAACAAAGACATAACGCAACTTTCCTTCAGGCGCAAGGGAATGATTGGAAGCTCCAATTTTATTATTCAGGAATTGGAATACAATCCAAAGTCCAATAGCCCAGCAAGAACGGTTATCTTATACGACGAAAAGCCAAATGTAAATGATTTAAGCAAAGTTTCAAATACGATTACTTTAGCAGGCGCACCGCCGCAAGGTGGAACGGTGACAGGATCGGGCAGCGGATTGGTTGGAGCGAATGGGGCGACGGTAAATATTCAGTTATCTTATACGCCGTTCCTCAACTCAATGACCAATGTTCTTGTATTACCGGTAAACTCAGGTATTACTCAGGTAAGTAACACGAATGCAAATGTACTTGTATTCCAGAACGGGCAAAAGTTGCTTCCAATCATTCAATATATTATCGGTGGCTCAACCATTGGAATAAACATTGATACCCATTACGATGGGGCAAATTATGAAGTTATTGTAAACGGCGTAACAAAGGGATAATGTCAAAAGTAATAGGTTTTCAAATAGTAATAGACGGACTTGGCAAAACGGTTGAAACGGCAACGGAGTTGAAAAGAGCCATTGCCGACGTAAACGCGGAAATCAAGAAAACAACCGACGTTCAAGAAATCAAGAAGCTTGAAGCGAAGTTGGTTGACTTGAAGGCGGCGCAAATGGAAGTTAACAAAGTTGTTAAGGAGCAAATCAAAAGTCGCAACGAAGAAATAACCGCAACTGACAAAGCCAACGGAGCTTATCGCAAGTTAAGCAAAGAGTTAAACGACCAACGCAACCGATACAAAGATTTGGCGGCGGCTGAGCAGGAATCAAGTCAGGAGGCAAAAGATTTATTAGTAAGTATCAACAACCTCGATAAAAAGCTAAAGGGCATTGATGCCACGGTTGGACAATTTCAAAGAAACGTCGGTGGTTATACCGAGGCATTGGGGCAATTTTTCCCGAAACTTGGGGGAACTGTGGGTCAGGTTACTGGATTAATAGGTGGTTTATCACAGGGAATAACTGGATTAAGCGCAACAACAGGAGCATTCAACAAGTCGCTTGGTGCTATTGGAATAGCATTGACCGCATTTAGTGGCATATCTGAAATATTTCAAAGTATAAATGAATCGGTTTCTGAAACAAAAGAGTTATCTAATCAGGTTGCAGGATTCACGGGGGCAACGGGAAACGTATTGAGCGATTTTGTAAGCAAGTCAAAAGCAATATCAACCACATATAAAAAGGATGTAAATGAAATTACCGTCGCAGCCAACACGGCAAGCAAAGCATTAGGCATTGGTTTTAATGAGGCGTTGGATGCCATTGAGGCAGGATTTAGAAAGGGCGCAGATAGTAATGGGGAGTTCTTAGATAATTTAAAAGAATATCCAACGCAATTTGCAGCGGCTGGATTAAGCATTAAAGATTATTTAGCCATTTCAATCGAGGCGGCAAATCAAGGAGTATTTTCAGACAAAGGCTTGGACGTTGTTAAGGAATTTGGATTAAGAATTAGAGAACAAACAAAAACTTCCAAAGACGCATTGATAGGTGCATTTGGTGAAGAATTTACAGGAGAGTTATTTGAAAATTTAAACAATGGCTCAATAACAACCGCCGAGGCTTTGTCCTTAGTAAGCGGCAAAATGGGAGACACTGAGGTTGCAGGAGATAAATTACAGACGGTTATTGCAGATGTTTTTGGCGCGGCTGGTGAAGATGCTGGTTTGGCTTACATTCTTTCGTTGGAAAAGATTTTAAAAAATACTGACGATGTAACAAAGTCAACAAACCAGTATCAAACACAACAGGAAATTCTTTATCAAACAAACCTTGACTTGGAAGCAAGTCAATCAGAATTAAATGAATCATTCACAAAGTTTGGAGGAGAATTTACAATTATATCCTCTAAAGCAAAGATATTTTTTAACAACTTATTAGGCGGTTTACTTGATTTTGCAAATGAGTTTCCTGCAACCTTAAAAGCAATGGGGGCAGGGTTAACGACCTTTTTTACAACGGGAAGCATAAGTGGTGCATTGAAAGCAAATAGAGATGTATTTAGAGCCGAAAAACAAAAGATAGATAAGGAGGATAAGTTAGCCATTGAGAAAGCTGAAAAGAATCGGATTGCACTTGAAAAGCAAAACGCCGAAGAACAAAAGAAAAGATTAAAAGCTCAAAATAAAGAGTTAAGCACCACGGCAAATAAAGGAGGCAGGGACGCGGCAAAAGAATATGCGGCTGGTTCCCTTGCAGCCCTCGAAGACGAAAGAAGCAAATTACAAACCGCTTTTTCCAACGCCGTGGTTGGCTCGGGAACACAGAAAGAACTTGCGGTAAAGTTGAACGCAATTAATAACCAAATCAAGTCAGCGGTTGAACAACAAAACCAAATCTTAGCCGATGCGGCGCGTGGTAACTTGCTTAATAACTTGAAAAACGCGGAACAACTTGCAACCTTGCCATTGACGACAAAGCCGCCAGAATTATTAAAAAAGGAGGTTGAAGATATTCAAAAGGTGTTTAAAGAGGTTACAAAAAACGCGGACGACTTTAGGGACGAACAAAAGAAAAAAGAGGAACAAGATTTAGAGGAACGGGCAAAGAGAATTGAAACTTATTTGCAAACCGCTTCTTTAGTCACCGACTTTTTTTCTACGGTACAGCAAGCGCGTTTTAAAAAGGATGCTGACCAATTAAATGAACAAATCGAGTTAACGGAAGAAAATATTGCAACGCTTGAAGCCAAAGCAGAAAAAGCAAGTGGCATAAAAAAGAGGAGATTAGAAAAAGAAATTGTTCAGGAAAAGGCGTTGTTAGAATCAAGAAACAAAGAAGCCGAAGCATTGCAATTAAAAGCGGCGAAGGCTGAAAAGAAAATAGCCATTCTTCAGTCAATAATACAAGGGGCTTTGGCGGTAAACAGGGCTTTAGCCGTTCCACCTGGTCCGCCATTTACTATTGGTTCAGCCATTTCTGCAGGTGTTTTCGCAGGAATACAAACGGCAACGATTATTGCCCAGCCCCTTGCTGAGGGTGGCGTGGTCACAGGGCAACGGGTGAATCAAAAGCAAAACATACCAACGCGTTCAAATGGTGACAATGTTCTTGCTTATGTTAAGCGTGGTGAGGTGGTATTGAACCAACGTCAACAAAGTTTACTTGGTGGTTCTCCCACGTTCAGGAAACTTGGTATCAAAGGTTTCGCGGAAGGTGGCATGGTTCCACCGATAAGCCCACCGATACAAGGCTTAGGTTTACAGGGTAACATGAACGAATTTTTGCAAGTCATGGAGGCAAAGACGGACGCGATAAACAACAGGATAGACAGGTTACAAGCATACGTTGTGAGTGAGGACATTGCGCGCGATCTTGCTGAGGGAAATAAATTGAAAATAAACGCCACTTTATAAATGTGTAATTGCATGAAGACAGATAGCATTTGGGGAGAACTTGGTTCACGGATTCCCGAGGAATACAAGGCGCAAGTTACCGCCACGGTCAATAGGACTTATCGGGTTTTAAGCATTGACCCGAACGACATGGATTATTTATTTAATATTTATAACAACTTTGTCAATAATTATGAGCCTGAGCGGCGTAATTGTCCCGCGTGTCGTACAAAAGTAGTTGGTAAAATGAGGCAAATTGTAAATTATTGGAACGAGAATGGATGAATTTCAAATGATTAACGAAGATTTATTGCAGGATTTTACCCATGAAATCTTGAATAAATACAGTTCATTTTGCCAAAAGGAAGGCATTGTTCCCAGCTTTTTTCACCTTATTAGCTTTCTCGTTAAAACGGACGTGGTGAAGGAAAAGACGGTGGCGAAATATATGGTCATGCACCTTTACCCAAATAGCCTTTATTCGAATGATTCAAAAATGGATGCCATGATGGAAATAAGCATACGCACGGGTATTTCTAAGAAGCACGTTTATAACATGGTTCAGCATCCTGAGCGGTTTGGTTTTCAAATCAAGCAAAAAAGAAAAGATAAAAAGAAGACAGAGTAATTTTGTAAATAAATTATTTTTCTTTTATGACATACGCCGATTATCCAGATGCTGCAAAGAACAACGCACGACGCGCACTTGACCACAAAAAGAATGGGTCAGACTGCGGAACGCTTGTCGGCTGGCAACGGGCGAATCAAATCGCCAACGGCGAGGGATTAAGCGAAGAAACGGTTCAGCGTACCTATTCCTTTTTAAGCCGCGCGGAAACGTATGACCAGGGCAAATATTTTGATGAAGATGGTTCTGAAATTTGCGGCTCAGTAATGTATGACGCATGGGGTGGAAGTGCGATGAGGGTTTGGGCTGAGGCAAAGTACAAGGCGATACAAAAGGACAAAGCAAAAAACATGGCAAAAGTAAGTATAGATATTTTAGGGGAAATTTCGGAATCGGTTAATTCTTACAACTCGGTAAGGGCAAAGATTAACCAGGCGAACGGGCAGCCAATTAATTTAACAATATCCTCTGGCGGTGGCAGTGTCACCGAAGGAATGGGTATTGCTGACTTAGTTGCTAATTATCCCGAAGAAACCACGGCAACAGGAATCGGCTTGGTAGCAAGCATTGCAACGGTTGTACTGTTGGCAGCGGACAATGTAAAGATGACGGAAAACGCCTTCATGATGATTCACCGACCTTGGAGTTATACGATGGGTAACGCCGACGAACTTGAGGCAACGGCTGAATTATTGGACAAAATGGAGGCAAAGTTACTTGACATTTACACGGCTTCGGTTATTAAACGCAGGGGATACCAAAACAACCTAAAAGAAATTATTACGAATATGATGGCAGCCGAGACTTGGCTGACCGCTCAGGAAGCGCTTGAATTTGGCTTCATTGATGAAATTGTTAAAGTTGGCGAAAAAAACATAGATATGTTACCGTTGCAAAATAGCCTAAACAAGTTCTTAAATGTTCCAGCCGCATTATTAACAAATACAAAAAAAGACGATGACATGGGTAATTCCATTTTAGAAAAAATCAAATCCCTTCTTAATAGCATAGATGAAACTCCCGTTGTGGAAAATGTTATTGAGGAGGAGGAAAAAGTAATTGAGGAGCCTGAGATGGATGAAGTTGAAAAAGCTATTTCCATGTTAAAGGAGAAAGGTTACATTGTAATGTCACCCGATGAAATGGATGCCATTAACTCAAAGCAAAAAGAGGAAATGGAATCAATGTACAAAAAGACCGATGAACAAAAGAACTCTATCAATGAAATTGAGGCGGTCCTTGAAACATTGGGAAATGAATTGGTTGCACTTCGGGCGCAAGTAAAAAAAGGCGTTGGACTTCCTTCGGGCGGCTCAGCACATGAAAAGGTTCAAGAAACAAAAGCGAAATCGAGTTACTTTGATTCTTTCGCTTCATTAGTTCAAAACAAAATCTCACAAAGATAATGGCAACAGCAAACGTCAATGGTTTTCTCGATTCAAACACATACGTCGGGCAAAACAGTTTAAACCGCACCAACCCGTATGCCAACGCGCAAGGGATAAACGCGGAGCAATTATACGGAATTGATACCTTTGAGGATCGCATTCCCGTTTCCTTCACTTATGGCACTTCCACGGCTGGTAATCGCTTAAGCGTTGCACCGTTGACAGGTGTAACAAGTGCAAGTGATTTTTACAAAGTTACCGTCGTTGATGAATCAGGTAACGAGGCTTATGCCAACTGGCAATCCTCAGCACCAACTGCAATTTTACAGATAACAACCACGGCGTTGAACAAAGGCAACGATTGGAAGGTGTTATTTGCAACGGCAGCGGCTGGAGCAAAAACCGAGTTTTCATTTGTGATTGAGGATTCATTGGTTTTAACCAATACGTCTGCAACTATTTCTTACCCAAATCTTTAAAATTAAAAACAAATGGCATTAGTTGAAATAAGCCAACTTGACGTATCCTTCAGAGGTACTGAGGCAAATAACATTTTTTTAGAGCCTGTTTTCTTTGATGACGATTTACGCGGTCAATTCCGTGTACTTGGAAACGTCGCCAATAAAAAGAAAATGGTTTTCGTTCAGCAACTTGAGAACATTGTAAGAAAGTACTCAGGCTGCGGATTTAATCCCGTTGGCTCGGTTGACATTTATCAGCGTACCATCGACGTTGAAAAAATGAAGGTGGATCTTGAAATGTGTTGGGATGAGTTCGAAGACACGGTTTTTGAAGAGTTGTTAAAAACTGGCACAAGGCTTCCAGATGTTTCGGGAACGTTAATTGAGAATATTTTATTGACCCGTACACAACAGGCGATAAGAAATGATATTACCCGTCTTTCTTACTTCGGTGACCAATCAAGCAACAATCCTAACTTTGATTCATTAGACGGTTTTTGGACGGTGTATTACCCTCAGTTGGTTACGCAAGACTTGGTTCCACGTTGCAACACAGGCTCAGGTACAGACCTTGGCGCGGGTGACGGCTTCGCAATCCTTCGCGCCGTGTATGACCAAGCGCCTTTACAGTTGAAAGGTTTACCTGCTAACCAAAAGGTGTTCAATGTAACGCAAAGCGTTTATTCTCAGCTTCGTGAGGACATTGAAAACGGCGGTGGCGGCGACTACGGTTTATTGCAATTAATCAATGGCGTTGAGCAATTTACCTTCCGTGGCGTAACTGTGATTCCTCAATTCCGTTGGGATGACATTGCAACAAGTTTAGGAACAACTAAGCCGCATTATGTTGAATATACCACGCCTCAAAACAAGGTACTTGCAACGGACGTGTTAAGTCCTGAAACGGCTTTGGAACTTTGGTATGACCAGAAGGACGAAAAGGTGTATATCAAGGCACGCTTCAAAATGGGCGTAAATTATATTCACCCATCATTAATTAGCTTAGGCTACTAATCAATAAAGAATGAGCGCAATAACAAGCGGTTGGCTTAATCAATGTACAGACGGGACGTGCGCTGGTGGTATTGGTAAGTTTTACATTGCCAATGCTAACCAAGTCGCAAGCGTTACCAATAACGCCTCAGGAGCAACCACGGCAATAGCCATGACCTCCACGGCTGGCGTATTTTACGAAATTGAGTTTAGGGATAACTCAGGAGCGTTCACGGAAACGGTGACACAGGATCCAGATACTTTGTCTGTAGCCATTGAGCAAAGTTTGGTTGGAATCATTAATTGCCGCGATCAAGAATTACGTAACCTAATTCAAGACATGGCAAATCAGGCTTGCGGCTTGGTTTGCGTACACGTGGAAAACACGGGCAATTATTGGATTTGGGGCGTTGAACTTGTTGGCGGTAAGAAAAGGGTTGCAAGGTTGACAAGTGCCGAAGGTTTATCGGGTGCATTGTTTACCGATTCAAACCAAGAAACGCTTACCATTACTTGCAGAACCACGAACAAAGCGAGGTTTATCGTTAACGGCGAAACAGTGATGAACGCCTTAGATTAATTTGAATATGATAGTTAGAGATAAAAGCAAACAAATGCTTTACGTGGGTGCAGACCTTTCGGGCAAAGCTGGAATCATTCGAAAAACTATCGGCGAACTTTCACAAAACGAATTGAGGGCTTGGTACAAATCAAGCCCTCAGGACGTTGGGCAACACGTCATTTATACCCCTGAGAAAAAAAGCTATGAGCCAACAATTAAAGAAAATACAGGCAGTCCCGAACAGGAACAACAGGGTAAGTAAAAGGAATCAAAGCCCTTTACTTGCTTCCGTTACTTTAGACACCTCCAATACAATGCTTGTAAAGGAGGATATTTTTAATGAGCCGTCACGGGAGAGGCTTGATTTTACAGGGGCAAAGTGGGTAAGGTTCTTCACTCAAAAGGATGACTTTTTAAAAAGCCTTATAGCTATTGTAAATAATTCGCCGACGTTACGAAGGATAATAGAAGATAAAACAAACATGGTCGTCGGTGACGGCTTCATCCCAATGAAGGGCAAAGCAAATACCTTGCTTACCACGTCCATGAAGGGCGAAGTTATCACCGACGATTCTTTAAGCGAAATAGAAGATGTTATTTCACAGGTTAATTTACACGGGCAAAATCTTCAGGAAGTTTTGGCTCAACTTGCTTTTGACTATGATGCTTTTGGGAATAGCTTTTGCGAAATTGTTAAAGGCAAAGTAGGCAGCGAGCCATTCACTTATATTTACCATGTACCCGTTTATAACATTGGTATAAGTAAAGCGGAAGCGGATCAGATAATTAAATCAGTTGGCATTTACGATAATTGGGAAGAGGTGCCACTTACCACCGACGGCGTATTTTACGAGAGCGAAGGATTCAGGGAAGTACCAATTTACCCAGACTTTAAGAAATTTGAAGACGGAACGCAAAGAAGCGTTGTTCATGTGAAGCAATACGCGGCAGGATATTTTTACTTTGGTTTACCTGAGTGGATTGGCGCGAAAATGTGGGCTGAGATTGAATATCGCATTCAAAGATTTAATACAAGTAAATTTGAAAATGGTTTCATGCCTTCTGGGGTGATGCAATTCTTCGGCTCAATTACGCCCGACCAGGCAAAGAAATTGGTTGAAGGCATAGAAAGCAAGTTCACGGGAATGGGGAATAATCATAAGTTATTTGTTCAAGTTCTTAGGGACGAAAAATTAAAAGCAAATTGGATTCCCACCTCAAAGGAAAGCGAGGGCGAATTTTTAAATTTGCAAAACTTGGCAGCCTCAGCCATTGTCGTGGCTAACAGGTGGAGCAAGTCACTTGCAGGCTTCGCCACGGAGGGGCAACTTGGAAGCAATCAACAGATACGTCAGGAAATGGAATATTTGCAAAGTACGGTGATTAAACCGCGCCAAAACTTGATGTTATCTAAAATAATAAATCCTTATTTAGCCGAAATTGGGCTTTATAACCCAGCCTTTAAAGATGTTCAATTCTCAATATCAAACACTTTACCCGTGTCATTCATGGGTGAAATAAAGGTTGAGGATAATTTGACGCAAGACGAAAAAAGGGAGATATTAGGTTATTCACCAATCGAAACAAATGAGCCAATTAATACAACCGTCTGAGGTTATAAGCGGCGGAGTTGCAAGACCAACGCCTGCAGACATAAGACTTGATAAAAGCCTTATAAGCCCTCACATTCAAGATGCGGAGTTTCAATGGATTGTCCCAGCTATTGGCGTATCTTTTTACGATGCCCTTGTTGAGGACAAAGGAAGTTCAACAGCCTTTACGTCAACGGCTTATCAAGCGTTATGGAATGATCATTTAAAATCCTTTTGCGCCAACGCCGTGTTATACGAGGCAGCTCCGTACATGGTTATGCAACTTGGTACAAATGGGCTTTATACGCTTGATAACGAGTATGGGCAAAACGTGGGGGTTGACGGCTTGAAATTTTATCAAGACACGATGCTTCAAAGGTTAGGGGTAAAGAAGAAAAGGATTAAGGATTATTTGTGCACTTGCGCAAGTAATTTAATAGGCTTTATTCCGAGTGCCATTGGTTGCCCTGAGGCAACTTGCGACGAGGATGAAGAAATATTTGACATTTATAACACGATGGGGATAGTACTATGAGTGAAGAAATAAAACCAAAGAAAGAACGTAAGTTTTTAAAGGCATTAGGAAAAATCGGAGAGGTTTTGATTCAAGAACTTTTTTTCAGAGTAGGGAGCAATTTGATTCGAAAGATTGGAGGCAAAAAACCATTGCCTTCAATTCTTTTTATATTCCTTTCCCTCAGCCTTTTTGCCCAATTCCCAAACACATTAAACAAACAACGCCTTGGCTTCCAAACGACGGGCGACGGGCTGACATGGCGCGGTTCAATTTCCGACACGGCTTCCATTCAACCGATAAACAACCAAAACGCATGGGTTATTCTCGATACCGTTAATTTAAAATTTTATTCATTTGATTTTACTTCCAACGTTTGGAACTTAGTTGGCGGTTCGGCTTTTGAGCAGCCCGTGGATTCATTGTTTTTCAACGTCAATGTTCCGACAAACAACGTGGACACGGCAAAAATGCGATGGGATTCGGATTTGGGTACGGTGGTTTTAGGAATGTATGACAATGTACCAAACGAACTTGGATTCAAAAACTTTTGGTTGGTTAAAAATCAAACAGGCTCAACCATTACCAAAGGCAGCCTTGTTTACGCAAATGGCACGGTTGGCGCAAGTGGTAGAATAACGGTTGCAAAGTTTATCGCCAACGGCTCAATAGATGCAAAGTATTTACTTGGAATAACGGCACACGATTTAAGCAACGGCAAAGATGGTTACGTTATTTCATACGGGAAAATAAGACAAGTCAACACTGATACCTTTGCGGCTGGTGCGATCCTTTACCCTTCGCCAACGGTGGCAGGTGTTTGGACGGACGTTGAACCCATTGCGCCTAACATTGATATGCCTATTGGCTTTTGTATTAATAGTTCTTCAAACAATGGGACAATAGCCATACGCGTAGCATCGGGTTATAAATTATCAGAGCTTCATGACGTTGCTATTTCTTCACCTATTGACAAGGCTTCTTTGTATTATTCTGGTGGATTATGGCGAGATACAACTGCAACGCTTTTAGTAAGCGATACGGCTGCAATGTTAGCCAACTACGCAACCAAAGAATACGCAGATACAACGGGAAGGTTATATGCAAGACAAGATTTTACAAATGCTTCATCCTCAACTTTGACATGGACACAAAGCGACACGTTGATTCCTGGGGGAGTTAATGTTGTTCAAGTTTACCGTAATGGACAAATTTTATTGCCTTTGCAATACACGATACCAACGTCAACAAGCGTGGTTATTGCAGCTTCATCATTCAAAGTCAATGATAATTATACGGTTATTTTTCCTCGTGGTGGCGGTGCAGGAAGTGGCGGAGGATCGGGAAGTTTAACATCTATTTCAGGCGGCACGGGCATCCTTGTTTCGCCTGACCCGATAACAACCACGGGAACGGTTTCGGCTGACCTTTCTGTTTTAATGGAGTTAACCGATACGTCTTTATTAAATCTTACCTCAAGGCTTGCGACAAAGTTAAACATAAGCGACACGGCGGCGATGTTATCAAATTACAACACGCGTATAAATAGTAAATTAAATATTTCGGATACCTTATCAATGCTTGCGCCTTACTTTAAGGATGCTGATACAAGTTTATTAAACCTTAATTCACGTTTTGCATTGAAATTAAACTCCGCCGACACGGCTTCATTGTCCTCAAGAATAGATGTAAAAGGAAGCGGCACGGTTACAGGTGTTGCAACAGGTTATGGCTTAAGCGGTGGAACGATTACCACGACAGGAACTTTGTTACTTGATTCAGCCGTTGTATTTTCGCGAATAAGGGATTCCATTGTTGACGTTGCCATTGGTAATGATACCATAAAGATTTTAAAACAGGAATACGCACCAGCCACAACAAGCGTTTTAACTTGGACAATTACGTCAAAGTTTCCGATTCAATCAAAGGCATTTATTTTGGTTTTCAGAAATGGTCAGCTTCTTATTAATGACCAATATAATTTAACTGATACTAATAAAATTACCATTGTTTCCAATTCCTTTAAATCAGGGGCTAATTACACGGTGGTCACGGTTTCTGGCATTGGTTCGGTTGGGACGGGGGTGTTTCCAAACCCCGTTTACCCTGAGGCAGGGATAGCGGTATCAACAGGCAGCGCGTGGGCTTCAAGCATTGCAAATAATTCAAGCAATTGGAACGTCGCATTCAATGACAAAATAAACAATGCTGAGTTCTCAGGAACAAATACAAAGACGTTGACTTTGACCCAATATGACGGGGGAACATTTACGCCAACGTTTACCGACTTGCAAGGGGTGACAGGCGTAACGGCAGGAACAGGTTTAACAGGTGGAACGATAACATCCACGGGAACGGTGGCAGTTGATTTTACCACAGTTGCACCATTGGCAAGTCCTACGTTTACGGGAACGGTTTCGGGGATAACGAAAAGTATGGTTGGCTTAGGGAATGTGGATAATACTTCGGATGCTAATAAACCAATATCAACGGCAACGCAAACGGCGTTGAATCTTAAATTTAATACCGCTGATACCTCTCAATTAAATCTTACTTCCAGATTTGCAGGTAAATTAAATTATACTGATACGTCTTTTTTGTTTACTCAATCAGATACAAATCAATTAAATTTAACTTCCAGATTTGCGTTAAAAGCAAATTTAGCCTCACCAACCTTCACGGGTACGGTTTCGGGGATAACGAAAAGTATGGTTGGATTGGGCAATGTGGATAATACTTCAGATGCAAATAAGCCCGTATCAACGGCAACGCAAACGGCGTTAAATGGTAAAGAAAATACTATTACTGCAGGAACGACAGGACAATATTTTAGAGGAGATAAAACATTTCAAACCTTAAATAAAAGTGCGGTTGGATTAGGCAATGTAGATAATACTTCGGATGCTAATAAACCAATATCAACGGCAACACAAACGGCGTTGGATTTAAAGGTAAACATAAGCGACACGGCTTCGATGCTTACACCTTACTTTCGAGATGCTGACACATCATTATTAAATTTAACTTCCAGATTTGCGGCTAAATTAAATTTATCGGACACCTTAAATATGTTAGTGCCATACCTTCGGAAGGCTGATACAACTTTATTAAATTTAACTTCCAGATTTGCGGCAAAGCAAAACACATTAAGCGGCACGGGCTTTGTCAAAGCAAGTGGCACAAGCATAACGTATGATAATTCAAGTTACCTTACAACTGGTACAGCAGCATCAACGTATTTGCCATTGACAGGGGGAACTTTGACGGGAGGGTTGACGGGAACAACTGGAAGTTTTGGAACTATTGGAGGGAATATTGCATGGGAATCAGGTAATTTTAAAATAAAACCATATACTAATTATTCATCAGAAAATTTTGGTATAGTATTTAATTCTTTATCTGCAACAGAAACCATGGATTTTTATTGGTTTGGCTATTCTGAACAACCTCGTAGGGCATTTAGATTTATAGATGGAAGTACAGATTCTGAAAAAATGCGCATAGAGCCTTTTACTGGAAATGTAGGAATTAATCAAACAGTACCTTCATTTAAACTTGACGTCAACGGCACTCTTAATGCCACGGGCGCAACGACACTTGGCTCAACCTTGGCGGTATCGGGCAACATCACAGAAGCTGGAAACAATGTTTTAACCAACCTTGACACGGCTTCGTTATCAAGTCGTATTGATTCAAAGTTCAATAGTTCAGGCGGCACAATTTCAGGCGCGGTGACATTGTCCACAACTACGGCAACGCCTTCAAGTTTACTTGGTAAAGATGGAATTAATGTAGTTGGCACGGTTACAACGGTGGCACAAACAGGGTTAATGACCAGGGGTGCAACCACGGCGACAACTGGTTCACCTTCGGCTGTGTTTAACGTTAATCATGGACTTGGTGCAAATCCATCTGCGGTGCTAATTACTGGTCTTGGAGCATCTGGAGCGCAAAAATTAATTTATGAAGTTTACGCTAAAAATGCAAATACCTTTAGTGTCCAAGTTTGGAATTACGATGGAACAGAGGCTGCTGGAATTTCGGTACAAATATATTGGTTAGCAATAAAATAAATAAAAACATGAAACAACTCATTTCCCTCTTCCTCTTCCTTTTGCCTTGCCTTGCATTGGCACAGTATCCGAGCAATGGCAATCAAAAAATAACGCTCGGAGAACAGACGACTGCGGATGGGCTAATTTGGCGGGGCGTACTTGCGGACACGGGTATTATTACCCCGTCAAGTGATACAAGCGCGTACATAATTCTTGACACGGTTAATCATAGATTTTACAATTACAACCGTGCTACAAATGTTTGGAGCGTAACTACAATAGGTTCTATTTCATCAGGATTAACAGGTGTTTTGCCTTTGGGAAATGGTGGAACGGGCAGCGCAACGCAAAACTTTGTAGATTTGACAACGACGCAAACGGTGGCAGGGGCAAAGACTTTTAGTAGTACAATTACGGGCGCAAGATTTGACCCAACAAGTTCAAGTGTAAGTGGTAATGGAATGTATTTACCTGCGGTAAATAAATTAGCATTAAGTACAAATTCAGTAAATAGATTTACTATCGATGAAAATGGTGTTGTTTTAATTAATACAACTACAAAACCTTCAGTAGCTGGAGGTGGTTTTTTTATTAGTAGAGGAAATCCATCATATACCCCTTCATTTCAAATTTTTGGCGGCGCTCATGCATCTGTCATGTATGGAAGTGAACCTGGTTTTACTTTTTCAAGCGGATTAGGGAGTGCTGGAACATTGGAGAACACTGAACAAGCAATAGCTGGAATGGGTATAATGTATATAAGTGCAACTGATTATCAAAATTTTAGGATTGGAACTCAATCTAATCATAAAATGTTTTTTTTAACAAATAATTCTACAAGAATTACAGTTGATAATGATGGTGATGTAGGCATAGGTACATCAAATCCAGCCGTTCAATTTCACACAACAAGCAACGTAAGATTTGCAGGGTTAGTAAATTATGACCCAGTTGAAACAGATGCAGATGGTGATATAATAGATGGTGGCGCATCTGATTTTAATTTAAAAAACAGTATTGAGCCTATTAATTACGGACTTAATTCTATAAATCAACTTAAACCAGTGTCTTATCTATGGAATGATGTAAATAGAAAACTTGACTCAACAATTCCAGATATTGGGTTTATTGCTCAAGATGTTATGGATGTTATACCTGGAGCGGTAAGAAGTAATGGTGATGGCGATTTACAACTAAATTACAAAGCAATTACTGCAACATTAGTCAAAGCCATCCAAGAGCAACAAGCCCTCATTAAAGCCCTTGAACAAAGAATTATTAACCTCGAAAATAAATAAAATGAGATACCTATTTTTATTCCTTCCCTTGTTTTCCTTTGCGCAAGACGTTGTCAAAGACACGGTGTATATTCAAAAGCAAGGCAACATTTATTACATTATTCAGCAAACGACTTTGTCTGATTCAACTGTTACAGGTTCAAAGCAAATATTAGGCGATTCTGCAACGGCTATTCAAAGCCTTGTTACCGATGCTGAAAGGCAAAGCAACACGTTAGCCATTCATGCAAAGCCTATTATCACAAAGGGCAAAGCGGTGCAAAGGATAAATTATTACAATGATTTGCACGTTCAAATAAGTGGCAAGCCTGTCTATTTTACAACGGCTCAAAGAGACACGGCAAAGTTTCTTGGAGACTGGAAGTTAAATTTTAACGGTGAAATCATTGACGGAGTAATTGAGTTAAACAACAACAAGCGTTTAATTTTCAATCCTGATAACGGCAAATC